CTGCTTTACTCATTATCGCCATTGGATCACCTTCAGGCGTTAGTCAAGAATTGCGCTTTGTAATTCAACGCGACTGGTACATTGTATGCGTTAGTGAATAGAGGCTGGTTGTCGCTAGGGTCAGTGGCTGGGCATGCACCGACTACATTTCCTAGAGCATCGACAACATAGAAACCGTTAGTCTCGATCTTGGATCCATCGATTGTAGTCCCTGCCCACTTCACTATTCGCTGTCCCTGAAGCGTATCTCCGATTGAGTTTGAAGTCTGAAGATCTACTAGCTCATTCGTAGCGGCTCCAGAGGGAGTCACAACAAAGATCCTAGAAACCCCTGAAGCGGTGTAGACCCACATGGCCGCGTCACGCGCTGAGGCTGTCTCATTGAGAACGCGGACTTTGTCACCAGCCTTGAGCCTGTAAGGGGCGCATAGAGGTTGAACATCTTGGATAGCACCCTTGACCCCGCAGGGGATGATTGCAGCCACTAGCCCCTGCGAGAGGATGTAGCAGTATGAAGCCCCGTTATCACAAGAAACTAGACCCGCGACGACAGATTTTCCCGGTGCATAGTCTCCGACATTCTGGGCGCTGACGGTATAGACCGTGTCTGTGGTCAGATCGCTTTCAGTTCCTTCCGCGATTTCGGCCTTGAGGGGGATGGTTGTCCCATCCGCGCATGTTAGAGTTCCAACGACTGTATTCGTAGCCATGAAATCACCTACAAAGAGACTCCTAGACCAAGCGGTCTAATGACGCGGTTGGCCTCTCTGAATGGTTTGGCCATGACCTTTCTGAAGATCTTCGCTCCTGCATTGAAGGTTATGGCTTGTATCATCATAGCTGAGGCATTTGCTGATATGTTGGCGTTCATGGTCGAGAATGCCGATGAGGGGTTCTGTAGAATGTCGCCTAGAGAGACAGCCGCGCCCCCGGTCAAATATCCGCCCTGAGCGTCAAAGGTGTCAGTCCCGCCCGTGATCATACCATAGGGTGAAGTCCCTGCGATTCCTTGAGTCAGGATCGCTAGATTTCCATAACCAACGGCCATTGTGTAGAGGGATTTGGTCTTAGGTCTAGATCGGCGCTTTGCTTTCTTTCTGCGAGGCATAGAAACCCGGCGATCCTAAGTCGCTATTCAACATTCGGAAGAAATTGTCCGTTGGGGTCGCGTTGGGGGATTTCTGCGTTCATTTTACTGATCAACATTTGAGCGACCGCCTGTTGAATTGGATTAATTGGTTCAAACCCGCCACCACCTTCTGACAATACCTTCTGAATCGCCCCGGCGAGGTTCTGATCTAACTCTGAGAATAGCTGGATGACTAATCCGGTGCCGCGAGATGCGAGGAACAGGATTAGAACGGCCACCATGCCCTGACCAATCAAATAAACAGCAATTAATGAAAAAATAGAGATCTCCATTCCCCACACCTGCGCGACGCCTTCTTCACACAGCCCCCATCTCATAAATTATGCCCCTAAAGGGGGGATCCAGTCCCCCCTGAGGGGCCAATCTTCTTTAATCGGGGCCGACTGGGCAGTACCCCAGTCAGTGGGCACTCTATCGCAGAGCGAATCTCACGCTCTGCGCTCGGGATCCGAGCGCGGCGCGTTCGATTCTTGGCTCATTCATAATATTGAGCGATTCCAGCCCGTCAGGGTTATTAAGAGCAACACTGTCCCAGATCCATGGGATGGAAACCTGAGGATGTCGAAAGAGGAACCAAATGCTTCGGGCCGGAGACTAACGGCTATCCGGGGGGATACCCGAAAGGGTTCCTCAAGTGGATCCGTGACCGAGGCTACTGGGGCGATAAGAGGCTACATGTGCCCTGCGGAATGGTTGACGATTCTGATCCCGGTGAAGTGGTTAGAGTAGATGTGAAGATGCCCCCGGAGACTAATGCGACCCATTCCTTTGATGCCACTGACATGAAGGCATGGCCGGATGAATGGAAGGAGTCTTTCGATCTCGTACTCATCGACAAACCATACACTGAGGATCTAGCTGAGAGTCTGTATGATACGAAAGATGTCTACGCTGGACTGGATAAGTGGGTTGCTTGTGCTAAGTATTCAGTGAAGCCGGGGGGGTTGCTGGCAACCCTTGATTATCAGATTCCAAAGAGGCCCGGTGATGATTGGAACCTTATTGCATGCTGGGGGATCTATACGGCGATGAGTGTTCGTCATATGATGTGTTTTCAGGTATGGCAAAAAGACGGCCTCAGGGATCAGGAGAGTGGACTCAGGAGATGGATCGAATGAAACTAATCTGTCGGAAATGTGGCTTAGAATGCCCCGCTAGTACCTTTGAAGATGTTGAGAGGATCCAGAGGATGACATGCGGTGCTGGCGGTACTCACCGCTTAGTAGGTGTATCATGAGACTCGATGAAGATACGACGATAATTTGCCTTGCATGCGGGTCTGAATTATGGATCGCAAGAGAAGATGGCGACCTGTACTTGATGAGGATCGGTCAAGTCGAAGTCACGGATTGTTTGCAGTGTAGTAGAGCAACAGAGGCGGTACAAGATGGGGAGTAGGTCATTCAACGCATGGCCAGCCGTAGAGGCTATCCTTGACTCTGTGCCTGATGGGCGGCAGGTGTGGCGTCATAAGCACCTTCCAATGGTGGAGGATCCAAGGGAGAAACACGGTCAGCCAGTAGTAGGTCGAGCCTATAGATCGAAGTCTCTACTCATCAATGAGGCCGTGATGCATTTCATGGAGAGGAAATCTGACGGGACTAGCTGTGGAGAGATCCGGCTAAACCTTCAGAGTCTCCAGAGGATCATTACTGAGCAGGGAGAAGAGATCGAGAGATTGAAGAAGCGTAGGGGGCTCAGGGGCTTATGGCTTCGGATCTTTGGATAGAGTTAGCCGAGACAATGCTGAAGATCCTTAGGAGGATCGAGGCAGAAGAAAAGCGAGAGGATGATGTTATGGTGATCTGCTTAGATTGTGGTTGTAATGTCAAAGAGTGCGTTTGTGGCTGATCATAATTGCATTTTTACCCCTAAATGATGCTCAAAGGGGGGGGTAAAAGGGAACGGTTTTTTTCAAGATTGGCCGAATTGACGCTCTAGGTTCTCGGATCCTCTTGCATACATGCCGCCGAATAAATTGTCTAAGAGGTTGATCAGACCACCAACGGGGCTATGCGCTCGTTCTTCGTAAGTGTCATAGTATTCTTGAGAGGTCTTGTGTGCGATCCATCCTTCGGCCATCCAAGTCCAAACATACCCAGCTAGACCACCCGCCGCCCCTGAGATCGCTTCTAGAATCCCGGTGTCTTTGTTGGTCAGAAACTCATACGCGATCACAGAGACAACGACTGTTGTCATATCTGAGGTGACATTGAACCACGCCTTCGATACATTACGCGCCATTAACGAAGTGAAGAACGGTTCTAACATATCGCGCTCAGATCGACCGAGAACGATTTCATGTCTAACGACTTTATCCGGTTTGGGTTTGGGCACTACAACATCTCCACGCCAATGATTAGCCTCTGTGCATATTGCATGCTATATCCTGATGTGGGCGCGGTGGATGGGAGTGTGTTGGAATTGGTGGATTCTCTGAGGGTATTTTTCCCAGTTTGAGTGATTGCTGAATTGTAGGGAAGCACCCCGTCGAGCGTGACCCACATAGTAGGATCAGAGGCTCCTGAATCCGCTTGAACATAACCGACCCAGTAAGTCGTTCCGCGAGTCAGAGTGACTGTTTCGTTCGGAAGGCCTGTTGGCTCTGTTGACGAGGCTAGGCTGATAGTAGCATATTCCCCGATTTGAGCCCCCGGATAACCGTCGCTAGTATTGGCAAAGAAACCGACAAGCATTTCCTGACTAGCTACGGTTCCAGTTGATCGGATGGTGATAGTGCCCACAGTCCCAGACTCAGGAGCGATGAAGGGGTAATACTGAGGGTTGTTCGTACTCATCGAAGTAGTGGTGAGGTTGTTAGACGGGCATGGCTGGCATTGTTCTAATCGGATCATCTTCTGTCCGACTGACATTATCGAGTCTACTGGCCCAGCGAATTGACTCCCGCCAGATGAGGTTAGTAGGCCGTTCCATTCGCCTTTGACACTGAGGCGAGCTAGGTTCACCAGAACCAAGCGGCGTAATTCATCCTCATTCAGTTTCTCGATACTGATTGGATCTCCGACGGTGGCTAGGTTTGCCTGAGTGACGGTATCAAGATCGAGGTTCTGCAGGAGTGTGTAGACCCTTTTGGATCTCTCAGCATCAGGTAAAGGACTCATAGCAACCCGTTCCATTCGCCTTTGACCGTCAATCTCGCTAGGTTGATGAGGATTAGACGCCTTAATTCATCCTCATTCATTTCCTCAATCGTGATCGGCTTACCAACAGCATCGAATTGATCAAAGGAAACTGTTAGATCCTTGGTCTGAAGTAGCTGGTACACCCTCTTAGATTTGGGTTCAGCGTTTGGAAGCGGCATCACATCAACCCCAAGAACAGCCACATCATCGAACCCCAGTCTGATCCTGACGGACCAGGGGCAGTCACTGGTTGCTTCCACTGCCAACCTTCTGGAAAACCGCCACCCAGACCGGGGAGATCTATCGTTCCTGATCCGGTTTCCAGTCTCCATTGATCCACGGAGTCGTAGGAAGTCGTAGGATTCCAGCCACCAAACTGACCCCCGACGGGATTCCCAGAGATGGAAGCGAGGTTCTGGTGTAGATTCTGCCAGCCAGTAGTAGGTCGAGGGCTAGAGGATCCTCCACCGAGGCCTTGATGTATCATGTAATCACTTCAATTTTTTAATGATGTTTTCAATCTGAGAATCCATTTTGAAGATCTTTTGCGAGTCAGCATTGGATAGAAGAACATCACCCATTCGGTTAATGGTCGCATAATTAACGGCTCGTAATTTCTTACGCGCTTCGTTCAACCGTTTGCGAGCTACTGCTTTACTCATTATCGCCATTGGATCACCTTCAGGCGTTAGTCAAGAATTGCGCTTTGTAATTCAACGCGACTGGTACATTGTATGCGTTAGTGAATAGAGGCTGGTTGTCGCTAGG